TAATTGGTATAGCATATTGATTTCTTCTGCCGTTAATTCTGCAGGTGCTTTGATTCCAACTGTTTCTTCGGTTGTTTTTGTTGCCATAACTTGTTATCCTTTTCTATTTAACATGAGTTGTAATTTCACAACTGATTCATATACTGTTTGTACGTCTGCGCCTTGAAATGTACCATCTTTAATAAGGTTTAACAACCAAATTATTTCGTCTTTATTAAGTTCTGGAGCATTCTGTACAGTCTTTTGTGTTTCATTTCCCCGATGTATCGCCATAACTAGATTCCGTATTTTAGTATAAATATTGCCCACAAAAAAAGCGAGTGCTTTATGCACCCGCTTATAATATAATGAAAATTATTGAAGTTTCAAATTAAACAAATATGTAAGCTTCACCGCCATCTATTTTAATGTTACCTACTGCTTCTACCGGTGTTTGGCCAGCTGTGTCTACATCATACGCAATAGTAACATAACCACCTGCTGTATGATCTGCTGAAGTAGCATTTGCTGCAATGGACTCTGCTGAAATATAAGTTAATCTAGAACCATCATTATCATAATATAATGCCACCCCTTGATTTGCCGATCCTCCAGATCCTCCAAATATAATACCGGTGTCAGCACCCGTTGAACCAGAATTTAAAAGAATGAATTGGTCTTCAATATTTAAATTAGTTACTTGAAGTTCTGTGGTTGTACCTGTTACTGTTAAATTGCCGCCAACTACTAAATCATTTGTTACAGATACTGCATTTGCAGTTAATGTAGTTCCATTAAATGTTAGGTTTGTGGAATCTTGTATTGTATTAGCATCAGATGCATATGGTACTCTGCCTGATGTTAATGAACCATCAATCAGTGTACTACCCCATACTCTTGAATCTATTTCATCTGAAACAACACCACCTGCTGCATTTAATACTAATACAGTATTATCTGTGCCGGCTGGAACTGCAGTTAATTGTAATCCACTACCTGAAATAGTTGATGATGCATTAACTGTACCTGTTACCCCTAATATATTTCCATCGAATGTTAAATTTGCTTCACCATTAATACTATCAGCATCACTAAATGTTGCAAGTCTGTTATTAACGCCGTTTGCTGCATCTACTAATGTAGTACCCCATACTCTCGGGTCAATTTCATCAGTAACAATATTGTTTTCTGAATTTAATACTAATACTGTATTATCAGTTCCTGTAGGAACATTTAATAATTTAACTGTTTCACCATAAATGGTTGTAGGGTCGTCTGAAGCATCACCTAATGTAGTTTCACCTGTAATAGAAGTCGCTCCTGTTACTGTTAATGTACTACCATCAAATGTTAAATTTGCTTCACCAACACCATTACCAGCTCCATCTGCTGTAATGACTCTGTTGTTGGTATCGCCTGATACAGTAAATGATGATACTCCAGTTAAGCCAGTTCCATCACCTACAAATGAGCCTGAGAATAATGATGCTGACACATGTCCGTCAACAACTATTTTACTTAGTTCTGCAGTCGATCCAGAAACTATTATTTTTTTCCATTCTGCCATTTTGGTTTTCCTATTTTATATATATATACCGTTATTCAATTCCTAACCAGAAATTTGATCCGGAATACATTATTCCTGCCTCTAATGCAGCAGGTGTTATTATTTGTTCTTTTATTTGTACAACACTTTGTGATGTAATTGTTAATGCTCGTGTACCGTCTGTTTCACGGGCTAGCATAATAGCCGTATCAGAATCTTCTTGAGTGAATTGTAATGACCCAGTTATCCATGTGTCAGTTACAAATACTTCTTCAATTGTTTGAGTGCCATCATCACGCTTAAAAAACAGTTTTCCGTCATATACATTCACTGACAATTCGCCGTCCTCTAAATCTAAAGGACGTGTTCCAGGAATTGTTGATCTACGAAGTTTTATGACTTGACCCATTTTAGAATGATCCTCCGTCTATAATATTACTAAATTTAAGCTCACCACTTCCTGAGTCTAGATAAGCAATCAGCGTGTCATTTCCTGCTTGTGGTATTGATGCAATAGTTGATCCTGTAATAAATAATGACCCAGTAAATAAATGTGTATCATCTAATGTATCGCCAAATATAGTTGATCCACTACTAAATGACTGAGTCATGTATGTTACAGAAGAAGATATAATATAATTTTCTGCAACAATATCACCTTGCAATGTTAATGTACCATTGCTATCTAATTTTAATAATTGATTACTAGAACTAATTACAGTAAATATATCGCCAGTTCCTACATCTACAGATGCAGATACACTTCCAGAACTAATCTGAAATAATTGCAATCCAGTAATTGCGCTCGATGGTATTCCAGTTAAACCCGAACCATCACCTTCAAAACTACCAGAGAATGACCCAGAGACTCCCCCCGTTACAACCAAACTACCAGTTATCTGTAAATCATTTGTAGTTGCTTCAATCGAACCGGTTGTTTTAAATATGCCAGCACCAGACAATGCATTTGAAATTGCAGTATCAGCAAAATCACCAATAAATATCCATGCTTCTAAATATGCAGGCACGCCGGTTGTATTTGCTGTATCTTCTTGAAAGTATATGCCGGCATAATAATCTATAATCCAATCTCTTGCATCTAGCGCTGGAATAACATCCCCTGAACCTTTAGCCCCAGTTCCATCGTCGTCATATAATATAGGAGAATAAACTGTTCCAAATAATCCGGCCGGGATAATCTGTATGCCGCCTAATGTTTCATATAAATTTGTGCTGTCATCAAATGTACCATCGCCGGCTTTTGTATTTGATGAATTTGCTTCATAATCCGCAGGAAGTTTAATTGCATAACCTTGTCCGTTAGTACCAGCAATTTCTTCTAGTTCTAATCGTACATATTCAACGACACCGCTTGTTTGATCATATAGTGAAGCTGATATAGGAGCTGCAGGTATTGTTTCTCCAAATACAATACTCGTGCCTAATTGTGCCGTAGTACCTATAGATTCGTTAGCAGGAAGAGCTTTAGCTGTCGCAGTATGCGATAGGCCTAACGCTTTCTTTAGCGTAATCAAATTGATATTAGTTTGTGATAATGCCATTTATATTATTCCTATTTCATTTAAAATGTTACTGACATTGCATCAATAAAACCTGTCCAATCTCCTCGTGCTGTAACTCTTACTACAATATAGTCATTGTTTGATATACCCTGTGTCAATGTCGTATATTCATTTGTTAAATCTAATGATGTATCTAATGCTCCCACTACATATGTAACATCTGTTCCATCTAACCATCCAGTACCAAAACCAGTACCAGAATTTGTTGGTAATCTAAATTCCATTTTGAATTGATTGCCTGTTGTTGGACTCGATACTAATGTTCCAGTACCTTGTATATTTAAGTTAAATGAAAATACCGTTCCGCCTGTTGTGTTTTTAAATATTCGGTAGAATGTCAAACTTGTGCCAGAAGCTATGGCTGAATAATCTGCATTAGATGATGGTCCATTTGTTACTGCTCCGTCAAAATCACCGCCATTCAACGAATATGTTCCATTAGTTGGAGAAATCAATAGTCTGTTATATACAAGTAATCCATTCTCTGTACTTAAATCTACATTACCTAAATTACCAGACCCATCTTCCCAATATCCTGTATCTGTTGTTACTAACGGTACACTGCCTTGAGTTGCATAATCTAAAGCCTTAACACGATAATTTTCTTTACGGAATGTTTCTGACAATAATGTTGATGTATTCGTTTCATTATTATATAAGAAACTACCCGATGTTAAAGATGTCGATGTTATATTACTACGCAAAGGTTTTTTAACTGTAGTACTAATTGCAATATTGGAATTTAATATTCTCGTATTACTAGGTAATGTTATGTCTTTAGTCAATGTTACAGTCTTAGATGCAGGATCTGCACCACTTAATGCTGGCATAACTTCACTTGAAACTGAATTAATATTTGTTTCATTATATGAAATTGCATCTGCTGCTGAGCTGTATACATTTATATAAGCATTTTCAAATGATGCTGTATATTCTGCAGTACCTGCCGTAAAATATTTAACACCACTGATATAATTTGTTCCTGACAATGATAAATTAGCTAATATCTCTTCTGTAAAGTTTACGTCATTAGCTGCATTACTTGCAGATGGGTCATTTACCCATGTAACATAATTAGTTGTTTTTGTAGTTGCTCCAACTACATGTTTAACACGAGCATAATTCCAACCGTATTCATTTTGGTCGTTTGGATGAACTTTCCATGTTCCTGTTCTGTGTTGAAATGTGTCTAATTCTGTTGTATCAGGAAATTGTGCACTTGAAGTAATTGTAAGATTGAATCCGGAATTATTTCCATTTAAGTCATCTCCAGATGTAAATGTTGTTAAATCAACTGTATGGATATTACTTCCATTTACTTCTAATTGCAGCGTTCCTAAATTTGCATCCCCGAATGCATTGGCAGGATAATTAATACCATCTGCTGTAACGTCTTCATTTAAATCACCATCAATAGTAGTTGATCCATTAAATACACCTCTTCGTAAATCATTACCTGCAGATGTTACTGTAAATGTTCCGTCTTGATCTACTGCAGATAAACTTCCAATTCCTGATGCTGATACATATCCTGATACATCAAATGACGATCCAAATGATAATTCTGCAGATACGCCAGTGTCATTGCCATCTATATCATCTAAGTCTGGGGCTGGTGCAGGTGATAATGCCTTAAGTATTTCGTTGAATCTGTCTACTGCAGTACCAATCGTTGTTGTTGTTGTAAAGTCAGTAAATAACCCATCTGTATATGTACCATCTTCTGCATCTCCTATTGCTCCTTGTCCATTTGATACTGGCGATGTTATTGCTACGTGGCTTCCTGTATAATCTGCTGCTCCTGCGCCAGTTCCTGTAACAGTTGCTTTTAATTCATATTGTTGCCCCGAACTAGAATCATACCAAAGAATTCCATCTAAATATGTTCCGTGAGTACCTGTTGTTATTGATGGAAGACCGCCGCCACTTAAAAATTTTGTTACCGGTTCATAGTCTGATACACCCCCGATAAACGCTATCTCTATATCTTGAGTTCCGTTTGGGCCATCTGCATTATGAATTGACAATGAGCCAGTTGCTAAAACAAATTCACCTCTATATATAGGATCAATGTTTTTTAAGTTGTCTAATCCACCTCGTTTATGTTGAATTACTTGAGCCATGTTGTTACAAATCCTTTATTTAATATAAATATCAACTGTTACGGAACAATCGTCTTACCATTTCCAGTAGGAAAAAATCCTGCATCGATGATTCCTAAAGTACTACCTGTGGCAGCAGTTTCGATGTTAACACCACCTACAATATCAACAGAGGCACTATTAGGTAATGGGCTATCATTAGACCCTGATATAGATAAAGATCCTGTTAATTGTAAATGTTTTGCAAGTTGTTTACCTTTCAATCTACGTGCCATTATGACCATCTCCCATTTACAATTATTATATCATCTGATTCAATTGTGTATCCTAATGTGTTAGTATCGAATACGATTGTTTGTGTACCGCTCGTTGTAGGTGTCCAATTATATGCTGCTTTATCAATATACTGACCATTAATATAAATGTCAAATTCTGCTTTAGTTGCTGATAAAGAAGTTGTTGGATTAATTATAGCTGCGCCTGACACGGTAACTGTAGTATCACTCGAATATGATGCTTGTTTTTCTGTTAAATTAACTAAATATGACATTGTAGCTGCATCTATAGATGTTCCGCTTCCGCCGCCTGATGATGAAACTGTAACAGATCCTCCGGCAAGTACTTGTGATTGGAATCGAAGTAGTTGTTCTGGGATGACAGTTGTTGAAAACAAATCTAATCCAACATCTATAACTGTATCAAATCTTACTCGCTTAATTGAATATGCTTTTTGAATAGTTGATAATCTAAATTCTTGTTCTGCTAACAGAGTTCCTTTAACTGTTAATGATGTAGTTGCTCGCACTAAACGATCTTCCCCTACAGTATTCAATGTTTCAAAGGTGAACGCTCGCATATGAGTCTGATACTTGTTTTGTTCGTTACCCCACGCAAACCCACCGTACGGCATAAATTGTTCTACTAGTTCATTCATTTGTGTAGTGAAATCTGTCCACAACATTAAATCATATTCTATATCAACATACTCAGGAATATTAATCGCATATATCTCTTTTGACTCTTCTGGGCTATTTACTGGTATAGGAAATAATTCATCTTCATAACGATTTCTTTTGTTGTATTTTGCTCTGTAATACATTTGATTGCCAATACCATCGATTGACGTTGGTCTATTAGTGTCAAGTTTTTTAAGTTGGTCTCGTTCAGTCATTGTGTTTCTTTTAAGAACAACTAACGGAGACTGAAGCATTCCTTTTTCATCTCGCAAATAACCTAAACGACGTACACTATCCCATTTTTCTCCATTTGCAAAAATTACTGGTACATTAATTAATTCGTTGTTATGTGTAACTTGTGGTTGTATTTCATTTTCTACAAACCATTTCATTGCAAAGTCTATATCATACAATGTACGACGCGGAGTTCGAATTACATCATCATCTCTCCTGATTTGTGTAGCTCGATTCAATATTAAATCTTCTCTAGGTGTTTCAGTTCTAGATGGATTTGGTTTATTTGTTTTTCGATCGATATTTTCTCTGTTATATCTTGGCATCAATGTCCTTTATATGTTTGATCGTTTGTTGTTCCACCAAACCGAATATTTCGAATTGCTTGTGGTGTTTGTCTTGTTGCATGTGCATCACAAACAATTGAAACGCTAAATCCATGACTGTCGCCATTTGGCCATGTTTCTGGATTCTTACCAGCTAAATATTGATTTGCATCAACATTGTCTAATTCATAATATTCATTGTCCCAAAATGCAATATCGCCAACTTCTGGATAAAATCCTGATTTTTCTGATGTATCTCGTGATATTGCAAATTGCATTGTTCTTGTATAACTATGTCCATAATCATCTTGACTTGCATTTTTACCTTCTTTAGTAATAAGTGCAGGAATAAGTATAGATTGATAGAATGACTTCTTATCTGATTCTCCGTATAAATTAGAATTAGATTCTTCTACAATAAGTTTGTAGAATTCAATTTCAGTATCAACGACTTGATTCATTATCTCTGAATTGATTGATGCCATAAACTTTGCATCGCGCTGCGTACCGAATAATGCCATTCTGTTATCCTATATATAGTTTTGTAGGGACTTTAGATAAAACGTTCATTGAAGCTTCATCTTCTGTAGCTTGTCGTTGTAACATACTCTCTCGTGTCATTTTCCCTAAAAATTCTCTTAACTGTGTTATCAAATCACTTTTCTCAGAAGCAGCTTCTGATACTAATTCTGAACCATTTAATGTTACTTCTGAATTCGGAATAGGTACTGTGCTATATTTCCCTCGTACTCGACCTAACATTTCTTTTGCGATTGCTAATCCATATCTAAGAATCCAA